GTTATTTGTAATAAATCCCATGATGCTTGCGCCAGCACGCGCACGAATGACGGCAGCCTCCTCGTATCCCTGAAGCTGATGCACATCAGCCATGACGCTATGGAACCAAGGCACTCCTCTGTTCTGGCCAGGACGTTCTGGCATAAACAAATGAATAATGTCTTCTGCTGGCAGGAACAGGTGTTTTACGCTTGCTGACGGATGCCCGCCAACAAAATTATCGCCAGGGTGTCTAGTAAGAATTGCATAGCGAACAGGACGACCCCACTCGTCAACTTCAACGCCATTTCTCCACTCGTTTGCTGCATTTAACTTTGCACCGCTGTAATCTTCATCTAACAAATCGCTCTCCAGCATTTGCAACGCAATCGGAATCTTTGAGTCACCAAAAGGCCGCCTTACAATTCTGAATATTGCCTCGCCTGACTCGCACATTGCTCCTGATGCAAGCCATTCAAACTCATGAAAGTTATGCTTGCCAGCACAGTCACAGCTATCGGCATGTGACCACTCTCGCCACTTTGACTCAATAGCTTGGTTAATTCTATTGTCTCTCTTGTTCCCACGTAGTTGCAATACTTGAGACTGCAACTTGATACCGCTTCCTACAACATTAATCTGTGTAGTCCTCTTTGCCTGTCTTGCATATGGATTATTCCGCACCATCTCGCGAGAACGATCGCGTAAGCGACGCAAATTTCCTTTAATTTCAGCGTCAGCACTTGACTGACTGGTCATCCAGTCAGATGTAAGACGAGAAACGATCGCACCGTTGTAAGCACGACGCATTGGCTTTGGGCTGCCAAACCCCAAAAAACCCATGAGGCGAGTCCGAATACCCATGATCAGTTAAACCTCACGAACATGTTGCGGGGGTTGCCAAGGCCGTTGGCAATCAGCTCAGCCTGCTCTTCACGCTTCACTTCTGCCTTATATCGCGCCTCAAGTTGTATTAAATCGGCCAGATCATATCTTTTAAGGTTGCGATTCCCAATCTTGTATTCCTGTACTGCTCCACCCGCAATCAGTGTCCTGATTGCAACTTGAATTGCATCTAAGTCTTTTTTGACCTGCGAACGACCGTCGTAAGCACCAGGCCCAGTTGTATAAGCAAGGTTGTCCTCAACAGTCAGTGTGCCGTAGCCAAGCGTCAGTGTTTCTGATGCTTTTGTCGCTACTGCCTGCCAATACCAAGTTCCAGAGTCAAACCCTGTGCTGTCACTGGCTGAAATGGTGAACTCCCAGCCAGTTCCAAACACACTGCCTGTCGCAGTATGCGCCTCATTCCCACTGTTAAACCTCAAGTAGTACTTAAGAGTCCACTCGTCACTTTTGATTTCGTTGCCGAAAACATCCGTCGAAGAGTCATCTCTCCATTTGACGGTGTCACCAGCCCGGATCTCACTTGGGATGTTCACGGGACTACCAGCTTTGGACGAAATTACGGCGATTAGGCCGTTTTTGCTGTCTTGATCCTAGCTGAGACGGCTTATTAGGCTCATTACGGCGCTCAAACTGATCCCAAATGCTTCGACGGTCGTATTTCTGATACATCCGGTGCAACGCAGCATATGCATAGACCATTTCATCCAATGCCTCGTTTGGACTTTGGCTTTTTTTGACCCAAACACGCTCTGGAAAGCCATTGCGATACCTAAGCACCTGTCGCTCAGCCGTTAGCTCTTGGAAGTAGTCAGGTCCAACAGTTGGATAAAAATGAAGGTATCCCGGACCAGGATCATTGTGTTTGAGCCTTCCAAACAACAGTGACTTCACTCCATCAACGCCAACAGGGAACAATTGAGCGCCATTCTTCATCGCTCGACCCTTGAAGTTGATGTCAACCTTGCTTGGCCTGCCCAAAGGTGGCTTGCCTTTTTGACCCATACCTTTAATAGCGATTACACCCATTGCTGAACGCTCTCGCGCATAGCCATACACCTCTTGCGTGTGGTGGCCACCAGAGTCAACACAGCAAACCTCAATGTTCAGCTTTCGACCATCTTCTGTCTTATACGGATTTTGGAGCACCTCATCTAGCTGTTTCCACACCTCCGGTCTGGACGGTGATCCATGAAGAACCACTCGATCAACCAAATAAGCCTCTTCATCTCTAGCCCATCCCCATACCGACAAACTCAATCTGTCGTCCTGACAGTCACAGCCGCAAGTAAGCAACAAAACTTCTGCCGGCGGCGAGGCTTGCTTGTATTTCTCCTCAGCAGCACGCTGCAACAATGACTCGCCGCTGATCTTGCTTGCGTACTCGTCCTCCCAAACCTCTCCAAGAATCGTATTAACCCAGGTTTTTAGCTGCTCGGCATCATGCTTTGCATCTAAAAACTCCTCAACAAGATTTGACCACGCTGCGTTAGGGCTATAGCTGTACGCCGCCCAAATGTGAAAGCCAGCGTGCTTGCCATTAAAAGGACCAGTGCCACGCCACTCACCACGCTCAACCATCCACCGTTTCTTAGAGTGAGGAATCATCACCCCACACTTTTCACAGCAGTAAGAAGCTGTTGACGGATCATCGTCAAACCAGCGAATATTTGACCAACGCAAATACTGCATGTGATTGCAGTCTGGGCATGGGACGTAATAACGCCGCATGTCCGACTGGTTATACATTTTCTCAATCCGACTGAAGTCTTTGACCGTCGGAGTAGATCCAGAAACAATCTTCCGATTCCAGTAGTACTCAGTACGCCTAATGCCCAGCTTGATCTGGTCACCCTCGGATCCAGCCGAAGGCGGATAGCCATCGACCTCATCAAACAGCACAATCCGCCTGCTCACACGCCGGAAGCCACGCGGCGAGTTAGCTCCCACCAAACTAAGAGTGCCGCCTGGGAATTGCTTTTGAAGAATGGTGTTTGCACCATCCTTTGCTTTTGCCTCGCTTACCAATCCTTTTAAGGCTGGAGTGTCACGCAGCATCGGCGCAATCTCCTCTTTTGAATATCCCTGCGCGTCTTCAATTGTTGGCTGTACCAGCATGATGGGTGCTGGATCTTGGTGAACGTGATATCCAACGACGTGGTTCAAAATCTTCGAGTAGCCGACCCTGGCTGACTTCATCACTGTCACCTGTTCAATACAAGGGTCAGTGATCGCATCCATAATTCCCTTCTGATATGGCAACGTTCGCCATCTTCCACCTTCCGCGCTGGACTCCGCGCTCAAAAACGCATTTTCATCTGCCCACTGACTAAGGCTCAGCTTTTTAGGTGGCTTGAATGCCAGTAAGGCCTTTTTTTCCAGCAGCTGAATATTACTCATCCCTCTGCCTCCCGAGCCAAGTCTTCAAGAGTTTCACGCACAATATCTTCTAAACACGCCATCGCGCCTGAATCTAAGTCAGGTATTCGCTGCTTTGCCTTGGTTGGCAAACCCATGATCTTGTTTCTAGCCATAGTCACAATCTCGACCCATTTAGCCTCAACATCAGCTGCAGGTACGAGCAAACCTTCCTTCTGCTTCCTGTCCAATTCAAGTAACTCGGCTTTTAGGTGCTCTGTCCTGGCTCGGCTTTCGTCATAGTCCGGGATGTATTCAGACGTTTTCGTCATGCGCGGGCCAGATAATTCTTTTTGGTATTTCTCCTGCAGTTCCTCTTTGCTTACTTGTGCTGCCTTTTGGTGGGCGGTAGTCTTGCGGGTTTGCGTGTTTTTTCGATAGTCCTCGGCGAGCGTGGCGGTATCCAACCGCTTCTTACCCTTTTCGTTAAGAACTGTTTTGAGTCGGCCTTGTCTGACGGCTTGACTGATTGCGGGTGCGGTTATGCCAAGAATTCGTGCTGCTTCGGCTTGAGTTACTAATGCCATCCGGCGATTACAGCGAAAATAAAAAATGCAATGTTCAAGTGGGCATCAGCAACTTTTCAGTTGCTTCATAACGTGGATTGTAAATTATTAATCTACTTTGTGCGCTTGTGCCTAGCAAAATCGTGCGCTTCGAAAGACCTCACAAACGAGAAACCGAAAAGGACCCTTAGTTAGTATTAACATATAAACAATTATTGTAATTAGTTTGTATTAGTAATAAATAACGATTACTAAATGTTAATTAACACCTATATCTTGCACTTTTTGCTCTAATTATTAGCTTTACAACCTACTTTTTGTTAATTATAATCAGTTAAATGTAGCCCCGCTAAATGTTACTTAAGGTGCGCGATCGTGCGCACTCGTGAGCCCCAATCAGCAGGGGTGAACGCGGCCGGATCCGGCGGGCAGGGGCGGCCGCAGGGCGGCAAGCTCGGCAGGCCGCAGCAGGGGCCACCTGCAGGCCGCAGGAGGCGGCCAGGGCCCACCGGGCAACAGCAGCAGCAGCCGGCCACCGGGCGGCAGGGCACGGCATGGCCCACGGCAGGGCAGCATGGGCCCGTAGGGGGCGCAGCAGCAGGGGCGCAGCCCCTCAGCCCCCTCAGGATCGCCTCAGGCAGGGCGCAGTAGGGCAACAGGGGTGACAGGGCCGGCAGGGCGGCGCAGCCCCTCATAGGGGCTCACAGGGGCCGCAGGAGGTCGGCAGGCAATAGAAAGCCCCCACCCGGTGAAGGGCAGGGGCAGGGGCAGGGGCCGCAGGGCGGCGCAGTAATGGCCGGGATCAGTCTGGCCAGGTCAGCAGGACCGAGCCGTCGGCTAAGTGCTGGGGCATGCCGTGGGCGGCCAGGCTGAAGGCATCGGCCTCGCGGCCTGCGCCTCGGCTGCGCTTAGTACGCAGAATCACGGCCACCCCGTGGGGGTCAGCCCATCGGTGGTCGGAAGCGTCGCCATCGATGGCGGGCACGGTGACGGCCTCACCACCCGAGGCCAGTGTGAAATGCGAGGGCAAGGGGTCACCCTTGCGCAGGGCCACCGGCACGGCCAGGCGGAAGCCGGCACGGATCGCGGCGATCCCATCGGCAGCGGCCGTGGCGCGATCGGCGGCGAATGAGGCGGTGACATCCGCCCCGGCCTCGCGCTGACTGATCAGGCCGAGCGGGCCGGCGGTGGGGGCTTTCGAATATTCATAGTGGCGCAGCTCAGGCAGGGCAGCCAGGCGGGCGGCCATGGTGATCGCCTCGCCGGGGGTCACGTCGACCCCGTAGCGCTGCGCGATCCGGTCGGCTTCGTACGGGGTGATCGGCACGTCGTGGCGATGCCAGGGGTGATCGTCCGTACCACGCAACCGGACGGCCAGGGGCAGGCCGTCGCGGCGTGCCCTCAGCAGGTGGCGCAGCACCGACCACCAGACCGCCCGGCCGTAAGCGGTGGGGTCAGCTAACAGGGCAAGGGTCCGGCGGCCACGGGCCGCGGCCACGGATACATTTAGGCCGCCATGGCCGGACCAGTTAAGGCAGCCCATGGCGCAGCCACCCGTAGAAAAAGGGCAGCCATCGTGGCGCCGAGCTGCGGCGGTGACCCGCTCACGCTCGGCCAGCTCCAACAGGCCAGGGATGAACGACCGGGCCGGGGTGGCGCCGTCAGTGGCCGGGGTGATCGCGGCGGCGAGGGCGCGGGCTGGCAGGTGGTGCAAGATCACGGCGCGGGCCTCGGCCTGGCCCTTGCTGAGCTTCGGAGACTGACGGTCTGAGGTGAGCAGGGTCGACGTGGTAAGGCCGAAACGCTGCAACAGAGAGCGGGCATCGGCAGGCACGGCGCAGGGCCGCGACGGGTTAATCGAGGGGGGCATGGGGCAACTGGTAAAAAGGTCAGATCAGGCCGAGCAGGGACGGCCAGGCGTGGGGGTCGTCCGGCTCAACAGTCCGGCCGTCAGGCGTTTCAGCCACAGAATCAAGCGCCATGGCGTGGGCCTCGCCCACGGTGGGGGCGGGCCACCACTGGCGAGCCCATCGCACTTCGGGCCACCCGTAAGCGTCCACCCGGACGCGATCGGCGGGCAGCACGTCGGCCACCGGGAACGGCTCGGCGGCCTCGGCGTCGGTGAGCTGAGGGGCGCCCATGGCGGCGGCCACGGCGGCGGCCACCTCGGCGGCGGTCCCGGCTGATTCAATCGCCTCAGTCGGCGTCAGGGCGCGGGGGCCGATCGGCGGGCGGCCGCGTCGGACGCGGTCCACGTCATCTCGGAAGCGATCGCGCCATTGCCAAGCGGTGGCATCGGCGGCCTCGGCCACGTCATCCCACCGGGCGGCGGGGGTGTCCCATAGGCGGGCGAAGGCGACCACGGCCGGCAGGGGCGCGGCCAGCTCACCACCGGACAGGCCGAGGGGGCGCAGGGTAAGGGTCCACAGGGCGGGGGCAGTGCTCAGGCCGTCGCGGCGAACGGGACGGTGCACGGCCAGCCACTGGCCGGCCCACTTCGTGGGAACGTCGCGGGGGCCGCCGGTGGCGGTTTGAACGGTGATAACAGGGCAGGGCATGACTCAGGCCTCAGGGCGGCGAGGGGCAGGGGCGGGCAGCACGTCGGCCAGGCCGACCGGGCCGACCGGGTAGCTGTAACTGTCGCCGCCGTCCATGGACAGGGCGGCGCCGAGAACCTGCCAGCACTCAGACCGTGGGCGATCGGTGAGGGCCTCGGCATTAAAGCGGTCGACGGCGGCCCATGCTGCGGCGTCCGGGCCCTCATTGAATGAGACAGTGGCGCGGTACTGGTCGCCGCGGTCACGGCCGCGACGGATCACGGCGACCCATCGGCCGCCGAGCGTATTGGTGGGGCCGCGGTATTCAACGGCGCAGCCGGGAACGTATCGGAAGGGAAAATCAGGCATGGGGGCAACGGGTAAGGGGTCAGCGGTCGGCCAGGGCCTCGTCAATCCGCCAGCCGACCACGTCGGCGACGGTTTCCAGATCCGGGTATGGGTAGTCCGGTTCCAATCGTTCGCCGGACGGATCCACGATGTAAAAGGCCGGCAGGCCGTCGGCGTCGATCTCGGCGTCGACGGTGTACCCGGTGCAATCTTCCAGAAGGCTGGAAAGCTCGGCGGGGGTCAGATCAACCCCGGCGGTCCACAGCTCGGCGGGGTCGATTGCACGGGCAGGGGGCAGGGTCACGGCGGCCGCAGCCAGGGGCGCGGCGATAAGGGCGGCGGGGTTGATCATGCGAGGCAATAGCGGCGGGCGGTGGTGATGGTGGCCACTGATCAAACCTCCGAATCAATGGCGCGGGCGCCGGCGATCATGAGACCGGCAACACCTGCAGTGATCAGTCCCTGAGTTGCGAGGCCTGCGGCCTTGCTGGCTGCTGTCCGGCAGCTAGCGGGGGCGATCGACTCAGGGCAGAACGTGGGGGTTGTGACGATGACGCCGACAATCCCAGCTAGGCCGGTGACTGTCCCGATAACGCCGGCCATAATGCCGCCGGCATTGAGAGCAAAGGAAAAAGAAGACATAGGAGCAACGGGCAAGGGTTAAGGGCGACCGGTTGGATCGCTTACCCGCATGGTATCGAACGGGTGAGGCGCTGGCAACAGCTCCCACCCGTTGCCTGTACAGGTTGTTGATTGTCACATGGTGGCGACCCCGGACGGATGAGGGCACGGCAGGCCCCTCTCCATCGTCCGGCGGGCGGCCCGGACGGGTGAGCAGGGCGCGGCAGGGCGCGAGGCGCAACCGTGGGCCACCACCACCGGCACGGCGGCCACCGACAGGGGCGCCACGGGGGGCAGCTCGGCCCCCCAGGGCGGGGGCAAATCTTTTAACTAACACAAACTCGCTAAGTGTTAGTTACACCGAACCTCGAAAATCTGCGCGTCAGTTTGTATTAACGAACGGCGAAATCACGATTGATTCTTTACATCGACTTTTTAAGTTTGTGTTACTCAGAATCGCAAATCGTGATTGATTGTTTACTAGTACATTTGTATTATAGAACATTTGTACTAGTCAATCTCACTTTTTCGAGGGTAGTATATTTGTACTACTTTTTGTGTGTGAAAAAGTGAAAACTCAAAACCCCCTATAAAACCGACCCCCCGCAGGTCTCCGGGGGTCTAAAACCGACCCCACGCGAGTCTCCGTCACTTTGTGCATTCCAGCGCGTGGAATGGCTCACCAAAGCGGGCGCCCCAAAACTCAAGCTCCGGCGTGCCGTCGTGCTGGAAACTGACCTCCCAGCTGAAGCGCTCGCCATTAGGAGTGCAAGCACTGATCCAGCCGTGGCCGACCTCGCAGTCCTCCCAACCAATAGCCGTCCAGCTGTGCCAATAGTCCGGCTTCATTGGCGTAAAGGTGTAAGGCGTGTCCTTTGACTCATCGCTCTCGTCCCGGAATGCAATGGCGCCCTTGCGATCAGTCTCGAAAACCGGGTGGTAAGGGCACAAGAAGATCTGAGGCGCAGGATGACCTGCAGGCGCAGGCAGGTCACCGACAGCCTTAAAGGGAAGCTTGCTCATTCGCCTTGCTCCATCAAGGAAACAATTTTTGAGAGCAGGCCATGCATCTCTCCAACTTCCTTGCGCACAACGCACCAGTCGCCATTCAT